GACTTGAAGTTGGTCTGTGTTTGAGAATAAATGGTGGTTTTATCTATTTTGCAGCGTCTATGTTATTAATGTTTGTCTTCTCCTGCGCGGGGTACTCCCTCCGGTGGACTAGCGTAAACCGAGGGGCTGACGCCCCCTTGCCTTTGTTCTAGCCGAAGGTGAACAATAGAACAAAGCGGGAAATAGTAGATCGTCTTTATATAGATTGAGCATCAGGGACAGCCTGGAATAAAGAATCCTCGTCACAGTACTGACTCCATCGATCGGTGAACGTCTCCTGGTCAACTTGGAGAGGACGAACCGGAAGCGCCGGGAAGTACCAAATCTGAGTGAATCTCCTCATAAGGGCTTGATACTGCTCTTCGCGATTAGTATAGTCATACCAGAGGCGGGGGTGGATATTGGTCGTCACGATTATCCTCTTAGCAAGTAGAGGACGGTAGGACCCTTTGACCTCCACATCCAGGGGATAGATGTCCAATAATTGCAAAGTATAACTCAAGGACATCTTGGATACTTTCCCGCCGAAATCGTCAAGCAAAACCTCCTCCTGGTTTTCATAACCGTCAAACCACCGCGTATCTGGCGCCTTCCGGTGCAGCCGAGGCCACTTTTCAAACGCTCTCCGGGTCTTGCCGGTTCCGGTCTTGCCGTATAGCAGGACTACCTTAATAGGAGCTATCGGACGCCTCGGCTGAGTGCGGGAATACCAACTTTCCAATCCTCTGTGGAAGCGTACCCATTCGCGCGGATGTTCTCGCGCAACATGGTTAAGGTCACGAGAGGTTGTCAACGTCTCTATCGCAGTCTCAAGGTCAACACGTTGGCCTTGGCCAGTCGTACGCCATTCCCCCGCCTCCCAAGGACCATCAGTCCTGGTATCATCCTTACTTGAATAGTCACGGGCTTGCATCCGGGTACCTCGCCGTCCTTCAAGATGGGCATGTCCGCCCAACAGGACGTTAACGGCATTACAGCGCATCTGAGCCTTGAGCTCGAGATACCCTTGATAATGTGGAGTACCCGACTCACCAATCTCCTTCTGGAAGATTACGAATCGGAAGTGACGGTGCTCACTGATGCGTGCCAAGAGCTCGATAGCATCTTCCACTGGGTTGTTGATAGTAAAGACCCAATGTCTCTGTGACAGGGATTCCACCCTAGCTTGTATGTTGGCAGGTCCACGAGGCATGATTAATCGACTGTATCGTATCGAAGTGGTGGGGTAATAGTTAACCCACCACCTCGACACAAGGTATAGACCGATCATATGGGAGCAAATTATGGTTCTGTCAGATTCCGAACCGAGATCAGCCGAGACCGCTGATTGGTCAAAGTCTTGAATTATTTAAATAATATTCGGAACAGGAATCAATGCTGACGTGGCGTCTAGTTCTTCGTACTAGTTGCTCATTACTCTTCACCTGAGTTACAAGTCATGTCACGTGGAGTCAAACGTCAACGTACTGGAGTCTCATCATTTGTCACCCCGAAACGTCCTATTGACAAGGGACTGGTCAATGTTATCCATGGGATATCTACGACTCAAGCTGAGACAACCTTGATCACAGCCACGTTCCCCTGTACCGTCACAGGCTTGCGATGGGAGATCGGCGCGATCGGGGGGCCCCAATCTACCTCTGTTCGGTGGGCCATTATCATCGTGCGTGATGGGAACTCTGCGAACACGATTGGAGCGTCAGACGGATCCGATCTTTATGCGCCTGAACAAGACGTCATGGCCTTTGGCGTCCAGTGGTGTCCTGACTCGGACAACGGTCAAACCGGCATTCACTGGACTGGCAGCACCAAGAGCATGCGCAAGCTGATGGGTGGCGACAAGATCATCTTTGTGACCAAGGGATCCTTCTCCAACGGAACGGTCAACGGATGCGTGCAGCTGTTCTGTAAGACTTGAAGTTGGTCTGTGTTTGAGAATAAATGGTGGTTTTATCTATTTTGCAGCGTCTATGTTATTAATGTTTGTCTTCTCCTGCGCGGGGTACTC